GCAGCATGGTGTACACCAGGGGCGAGATCTTTGCGGCGAAAGCCGTAAAAGATTCTCTGAACGCTTTTCGCGTTCACGCGTTATCGGGGGTAGTCGCTAGTGGGTCGATCATCAATCGGTTCCTGCAGGGCTCCCTGTCCTTGGAAGGACTTCACGGGTTGACCCGTCAGACTGCAGAGATGCAGCTCTCACGAGCTTCTCGTGCCCTCCCAAGGGCACCCGAATCTTTCGCCAAGAAGCAGTTAGAAGCTCATAAGAAGAACCTCACTTCGAGTTTCAGCTGCTCGGCTGAAGACCTCGACTCTATTCGTTGCTTTACGAAAGAGTTGTTCGCACGTCTCCGCGCCAGAGGAACGGATGTTCGTTCTGACGTTCGCGTCGGATTGTCATCCTGCATGGAGATGCCCCGTTCGGGGGGAGGCCAGCTTGGGTATCTTCGGAATCAAGCTGCGCTTGTACGTGCGGAAGAGGTAACGCGTGACACTTTGAACTCTTATGTGCCGCTCTCATTCCAGACAGATTTTGCGCCGGTTACTGGCCGGTCGCTCGAACTGTTCGATGAGCTGAAGAGCGACACATTGAGGCGTGACGTTGTTATGTACACGTGGCAACCGCGTTACGCGGAAGTCAACGGCCTGACGCCCGAAGACTGGGAAGTCGTTCGGGAAGTCCTCTTTCTCAAAGAGGCAATCTTCGCGTCTCAACCAACGGTTGTTGAGACCGAGGCGGTGCCGGTGTATGAGCGCGGGACGAAAGTCCGAATAGTCACCAAGGCCCCTGGAGCCTGGGTGGCCGCGCTCCAGCTTTGGAACACTAGGTTGCTCGATCTCTTATCCAGAGAACCAGCAACCCGTGATGCGCTCCAAGACTGTGATCAACGGTCCAGATTCGTTGACCTTGTTAACGGATTCCCCCAAAAGGGGTCCTACTATGAGAAAGGATGGACGTTCCGTTCAGCTGACCTTACGGCAGCAACGGACCTCATGCCTCGTGACCTCTGTCTCGCTATTGGCAGTGGCATTCTTGAAGGTTTAGAAGAGACCGACGCTACGGCTCGGTCCCTCCTTCTCGACGCTTGCGGGGACATTGCCTGCAAGTGGCCCACTGGGGCTAGCGTTACTTCGAGGGGAATCCTGATGGGACTCCCCCCGTCGTGGCCCATGCT